GCAGAAAAAGATGTTATTCATAAGACACACAAGTTTATTATGAACTCTGATTTGCCAGACGAGGCTGACGGAAACTCTTTAGAAATTGAGTGGGATGAAGATATTATTACTTCTTACAAATACCCAGGAGTATTTGCTTTAAAGCGTCCAACATGGGTTGTTAATCCTACCAGAAAGATAGATGATTTTAAACTAGCTTTTTATACAGACATGGGGGATGCAATGCAAAGATTTGCATGTGTCCCAACCTTCGCCTCTGACGCATTTTTTAAGCAACAAGAAAAAGTACGTGCCTGCATGACGATAAGAAATCCAATAGACTCTGCAAAAAGGTTCGACGAAACCTTTAAACCAGATCCAAATAAAAAGTATTTTGTTCATGCTGACCTTGCTCAGAAACATGACAAATGTGCGGTAGCTATTGCTCACGTAGAAAAATGGGTATCTGTTCAAGTAATGAAAGACTATGAACAAGTTGTACCAATGGTAATTGTAGATGCAGTTGTTTATTGGGAGCCAAAAGTAGAAGGCCCAGTAAACCTATCTGAAGTTAAACAGTGGATCCAAAATTTGCGAAGGCAAGGATTTGATATTGGAATGGTATCGTTTGACCGTTGGCAATCATTTGATATTCAGAATGAGCTAAAGGCTGTTGGTATGAGAACTGAAACAGTTTCTGTTGCTAAGAAACATTACGAAGATATGGCAATGCTTGTTTATGAAGAGCGATTGGCAATGCCAGCAATTGAACTTTTGTTTGAAGAGTTAACTGAATTAAAGATTATGAAGAATAATCGTGTAGACCACCCAAGAAAACTTTCAAAGGACTTAGCGGATGCTGTGTGTGGAGCTATCTTTGGTGCAATCAGTCATACACCCAAAGACCAAAACCTTGAAGTTGAGGTTCATACTTTTAAAGATAGACCAAAGCAGGTTGACAACCTCCCTGACAATGTGATACAATATAAACCCATGCCCAGAGATGTGCAGGAATATTTAGAAAGATTTGATTTAATATAAATCAATATAAAAAATAAGGAGAAAACAAATAATGACTTCACTAAAGAAGCCACTAATTGCTATTGCATCCGCAGTAGCCCTTGCAGCGACCATGCTTGTAGCTGGTCCTGCTAATGCATCATCTGCTACACTAACAGTAGCTGGGTCAGCTCCTGCAACCGCAGGAACCTCATCTGCAACTGCAGTTGCTCTACCAGTTCCTTCAGACAACGATGTAAGCTCTGCTGATGCATTGCGTATTGCTTTGTCTGGTGTAACTGCTGGCAGCAACGTAACCGTAACCGCTACTAACGCAAAGATTGTCACAGCTGTTACTTCTGGTTCTACCATTGTAAAGGTCGACTCTGGAGTGTCTACAGCAACAGTCTCAACTGGTACTGGTACAACTGCAGATCTATATGTTTACACAACTACCACTGAGACTGGTACTGTTGCTGTAACTGCAAACAACAACACAACAACTTATTATGTAAAGGGTACTGCAGGTTCTGCATATAACCTAGCAGTAGTTGCTCCAGTTGTTGCTAACCTAGGTGCTGCAGTAGAGCTTGTTGCAACAGTTACTGACGTATTTGGAAATGCTGTAACAAACGCTAGCATCTCATCTACAGTTATTCGTGGTACAGTTGGTTCATTCTCATATGATGCAACTGACAAGCGTTACGAGGCAACTCTAACCGCTCCTGCAACAGCAGGCACAACAGTAATTGCTAATACAATTACTGCATCTCCTGTAACAGGTCTTGCAAAGCCAGTAACTGAGGTTGTTTCAAACATCTCTGTTGCAGATCTTGCTGGCCAGGTTGCAGCACTTCAGGCATCTGTTGCAGCTCTAAAGGCTGACTACAACAAGGTAGCTAAGAAGTACAACAAGCTAGTAAAGAAGAACAAGCGAGTTGCTCTAAAGTAATTTGCATAATGCGGTAAAGGGGAGGGGCTAAAATCCCTCCCTTTTATTATCCCAAAATTTGAAAAAGGAGTTAGAATAGATGTCTATACAAATCGTCTACTTCTCTAATCATTCTGGGAATACAAAGAGATTTGTAGACAAGTTGGACAATTCGTCCATCCGTATTCCAATAAGCTGGGACCCTGCTTCACCAGTTTATGCAAACAAAGAATACGTTCTGATGGTTCCAACTTATGGCGGAGGTTCTGAAAGATCCGCAATACCTAAGCAGGTAAAAAGTTTTCTCAATATAGAAGAAAACAGAAACCTATTACGTGGAGTAGTAGGATTTGGCAACACTAATTTTGGCGATAACTACTGCAAAGCTGCAGAGTTAATCGCACAAAAAACTGGGGTACCAGTTATTGCTAGAGTAGAAATATTCGGCACAGACGATGATGTTAATAAAGTAAAAGAAAGGCTAGGTCTGCTATATGGATAATTACAGTTATCACGAACTAAACGCAATGCTAAATCTCTACGGAGCCAATGGAGAGATTCAGTTTGATAAAGATAAAGAAGCAGCAAGAGCATATTTCTTAGATCACGTAAACCAGAACACAGTATTTTTTCACAGCCTTGAAGAAAAACTGCACTACTTAGTTGAAAATGAATACTATGATTCTTCTGTTTTAGATCAGTACAGCTTTGAATTTGTTAAAGATTTATTTAAACACACCTACTCTTACAAGTTTAGATTCCCAACATTTGTTGGTGCCTACAAGTTCTACACCTCATACGCATTAAAGACTTTTGATGGAGATCGTTATCTAGAGCGATTTGAAGATAGAATTGTTATGAATGCATTGTTGCTTGCACGTGGCGATGAGGCTATGGCAAAAGATGTTGTAGATGAGATTATCTCTGGTCGTTTCCAGCCAGCTACACCTACTTTCTTGAATGCTGGCAAGGCTCAGCGTGGAGAATACGTGTCGTGCTTCCTACTGCGTGTAGAAGACAACATGGAGTCAATCGCTCGTGCAGTGAACTCTTCACTACAGCTTTCAAAGCGTGGCGGTGGCGTAGGACTTAATCTAACTAACGTTCGTGAGTTTGGTGCTCCAATTAAAAAGATCCAGGGTCAGTCCTCAGGAATTATTCCAGTTATGAAAATGCTTGAAGACGCATTCTCCTACGCCAACCAGCTAGGTGCTCGTCAGGGTGCAGGAGCTGTTTACCTAAACGCTCACCACCCAGACATCCTGAGATTCTTGGATACTAAGAAAGAAAATGCTGATGAAAAGACTAGGATTAAAACCCTAAGTCTTGGCGTTGTTATTCCAGACATTACTTTAGAGCTAGCTCGTACTAATGAAGACATGTATCTATTCTCGCCATACGACGTTGAGAGGGTTTATGGTATCCCAATGTCAGACATCTCTGTTACTGAAAAATACCAAGAGATGATTGATGACCCAAGAATAACAAAGACTAAGATTAAGGCTCGTGAATTCTTCGAGAGAATTGCAGAAATTCAATTTGAGTCTGGTTACCCATACATTGTTTATGAAGACACCGTAAATAAGGCCAACCCAATCGAAGGCCGCATCAACATGTCAAACCTCTGCTCTGAGATCCTTCAGGTCAACACCCCAACCACCTACAACGCAGACTTGAGCTACAAAGAAACTGGAAAAGATATTTCTTGTAATCTTGGATCTTTAAATATTGCTAAGACCATGGAGTCCCCAGATTTTGGCAAAACAGTTGAGGTGGCCGTACGATCTCTTACAGCCGTATCAGAGCTATCCTTTATTGAGTCTGTAATGTCAGTCGCTGAGGGTAACAAGAAATCACGTGCTATTGGTCTAGGTCAGATGAACCTGCACGGTTACTTTGGTAAAGAGCGTATGCACTATGGAGACGAAGAGTCGCTTGACTTTACCAACATATACTTCTATACAGTCTTGTACTATGCATTAAGAGCATCGAATAAGCTTGCTGTAGAGACTGGAAAGCCATTTGATGGATTTAAAAATTCTTCATATGCTGATGGAACATTCTTTGTAAAGTATTTAGCTCAAGAGTGGAAGCCAAAAACTAATAAGGTTGCTAAGCTTTTTGCAGATGCAAACATAGCTATCCCAACCCAGGATGATTGGAAGTACCTAGCAAATAACGTAATGGTATTTGGGCTCTACAACCAGAACCTGCAGGCAGTTCCACCAACTGGATCTATCTCCTACATCAACAACTCAACTAGCTCCATCCACCCAATCGCATCACAAATTGAGATCCGTAAGGAAGGAAAGCTTGGTCGTGTTTACTATCCAGCTCCATACTTAACAAACGACAATCGTGAATACTTTGAGGATGCCTATGAAATTGGTCCAGAAAAGATTATTGATGTTTATGCTGCTGCAACTCAACACATTGATCAGGGACTATCCTTAACATTGTTCTTCAAGGACACTGCAACTACTCGTGACGTAAACAAGGCACAGATTTACGCATGGAAAAAGGGTATTAAGACTATTTATTACATTCGCATTCGACAGAATGCCCTAGAAGGAACAGAAATGGAAGGATGCGTATCGTGTCAGCTATAACAAGACCAGTTAACTGGAACAAGATTGAAGACCCAATTGATTTAGAAGTTTGGAATAGGCTTACCGCTAATTTCTGGCTGCCTGAAAAGGTACCAATCTCAAACGACATTCAGTCATGGGGAACGCTTAGGGATAACGAAAGACTACTTACTATGCGTGTTTTCACAGGCTTGACTATGCTAGATACAATCCAGGGTACTGTAGGATCAATGTCAATTATTCCAGATGCCAGGACTCAGCACGAAGAGGCAGTAATAACAAACATTGCCTTTATGGAGTCTGTCCACGCAAAGTCATACTCTAGTGTATTTTCCACACTATCTTCTACCCAGGAAATTGAGGATGCATTCAGATGGTCAGAAGATAACCCATACCTTCAAAAGAAGGCTGAGATTGTTCTAAGCTATTATCGTGGAGATGACCCACTAAAGCGTAAGATTGCCTCTACCCTACTAGAATCATTCCTATTTTATTCAGGCTTCTACTGGCCAATGTACCTGTCTTCGAGGGCAAAGCTAACAAACACAGCTGACTTAATTAGGCTTATTATCAGGGATGAGGCTGTACATGGTTACTACATTGGTTATAAATTCC